GGGTTCGTCCTGAAGTGCTGCAAGGTGCTGGTGTCTATACACAGCTTCAAAAGACAATGAATGCTTACAGGACTAAGCTGCTCACTGAAAAACGCCAAGTCCAAGAAGCACAGTTTAAAGAAGACCGTATCCGTGCCTTCAATGTTGTCTATAACAAGAGTGGTGTTGCAGGTCTAATTCAATACAATAGTCAGAACCCTTCTGCTCAAAAACGAGATGATCTTGCAGAGTACCTCTCTAACAGGTTGAAGGATCCAAATTTTTCTGTTGAACAGGTTCAGCAATTCTTAGACTACCCTGGCGGTGGATCCAATGGTCAAACATTTAGACAAGCTTTTGCAGGTACAACTGCAATGGCTAAAATTGATGCAGCCATAGCCACAGCATATGCAGCTGAAGACAAGTTGATTACTTTAGAAGACAAAAGGTATCAACGTGACGCCGAGCAATATTCTATTGATACTTTGAACGAACTTGGCCTTGACCAAGATGGTTTAACCGATGACGATTATAAAGAAGCTGTTAAGCGGTTTCAGGCTAAATATCCAGGTCTTACAAGTAAAACTCTGGAGCAATACAAAAACCTTACCAATGAAGCGCAGCAAGCTGAACGCAGTCAAGAGTACATGAATGAGCTTGGTCGCAGAAATATGCTGACAGAAGAAATAGCCAGGAACGGTGTTTATCGAACTACTCAAGAATACCAAAATTTCGTTAATCTCGGCATAAATCAAGATAGGCTTAGAAAAGATCCTAAGATTAAAGGTGTTATTACTAACATCAAAGCTGCACTCATGCAACCGCCAGAAGTTCAAGTAGCGTTTCAGGCAAAACTCAATACTTTTAACCTTCAACGTACTGAAGATTTTTTTGAAAGGCAGTTTTATGAAAAGTTCAACGAGTTTCAAATGCTGCCAGGTATGACCTACGACAAAGCCCTTGACGAAGCTGAAAGATTTGTACTTCAAAAAGTTGAAGCATCGTCAAAAAACCTTGATAAAAAGGGTTTTTATAAAGAAGGTATGTCTAGCGCCCTCACTCCTGATGCAAAATTAGATCAAAGGGTAAAGAAACAAGTCAATACCATTGATGCACTTATTGTTGATTTTAAAGGTGAAGACCTGTTCGAACAACTAGCCACCAATGAAAATGTTATGGACGCAGATCAAATCGGTAAAAGCATTGATACTTTTGGTCAACCCGGTTGGGAAACACCTGCAGTTATTAGATATATCGGTGAACAAACAGGTAAAACTCCCTTTGAAGTTCTAGGCTTAATCGCACCACACATTGGTAAAGATTTTAACTTTAACAATCTTTCAAAAAAACAGCTAGACACACTAGGCAACTTCGAGCCTGCACGTTTTCAACCTATTAGAAGCCGCTACCCTACAACAATGCGGAGAAGCAGAGCTAACGTACAACTACAACAAACAGGTAACACCGTCCCTCTGCGTCCCAGCATGATCGAATATACAGGTCAAGGATCTGGTGGTGACAGTGGTTCTCTAGAAGTTGTCCAATATGTAAGCGGTGATCCTGCTATTAAAGGTCGCACTAGCGGTCGCATTGTATATGACCCCCGCGGTGGTGTAGGTGGTCACGGTGGAAATAATTACCACAACCATTATCAATTTGCAACGCAGGAGCAGGCAGCCAGGGCTAAGGCAATCTTTGACAGCGATCCAAAGTGTAAGGTGAGTTCTTACCTTAGACCACACGACCACGATAGTGCACATTCACAGGGAACTGCTGTTGATGTTGCTCCCGGACCTAGCCTGCCTTATACCGAGCAAGCTGAGAGAGAATGGTCAGCTTATTGTAACTCCTTAATTGGATTTAATCCTAATGAATGAAGATCTTTTTGGGTTGGACTCAGGTACGCCTGAAATTGATGAAGAGTATATCGAAGAAGCTAAACAACGTTTAGCCGCTCAAGATACCACACCAACTCTTCAACAAACTGAACAACCTACAGAAACCCAACAGGCTCAAACCCCGGAAGCTACGGCTGAACCGGTCGAAGAGCCTGAACAAACAAATGAAGAAAAAAGGGAGCGTGAACTTTTTTATGGACGTTACCCTGCATTCCAAGAAGATGACATCGACCCTGGAGTTGCTCAACTAACTGCAGAAACTGTCCTTGCCATCCCAACAGCAGCAACTGACTTTGTAGTTGATTTACTTAACCTTGCTCCAGGTGTTGATTTACCTAAAATCCCAAAGTTTGAGAACGATGTTGTTCAAACAGTTCGGGAAATTAGCTCTATTGTATTACCTACAATTGGCCTTACTGCTTCTGGTGTCGGTGTTGGTGGTGCAGCTGCTAACGTTGCTTCTAAATTTCAAAAGTTTAAATTCCTAGCAACAGATCCTATGCTTAAGCATATCGGCACTATGGCAGTGGGAGCCGGTGCCGGTGCTTTTGTCGATTACACCGTAGAAATTAACCAAGAAGACGACAACCTTACAGGTGTGCTTAAAAAGAATTGGCCATCGTGGTATGGTTGGATTCCTGACGACCTTGCAACTTTAGACTCAGATACACCCGATCAAAAACGGGCAAAGAACGTGACTGAAGGTGTCTACCTAGGACTTGGTACTGATGTCCTGCAAGGTGGTTTGAAATTGCTTGGTAAATTGGGTGGGTTTGAAACTAAATTTATCCCTAAAAATGAAGAAGCTGTACGTGTCGTCAAAGAGCTGGAAGCAAGCAATACCGTTGAAGAAGCTGTAGAAGCGTCAGCTGGTTCACGTGCTAAAGCTCTAGACGATCTTGGAAAGTATAACTTTGACAAAGCAGTTGAACTTAAAGGTACTGCTGAAGAAGCACTTAAAGAGCCAATGCTAGGTGTCCATGATCTCTATGGACGTGAAGAAATTGGTACCCGTAGCTATGATGCTGGTGGTATTAGCAGTGCTGCAATCGATAGTTTTAGAATCAATAACAACATCGGTACTATTGATGGACGTGTTGGTAGTGTAGGTACTGAAGCCTACATTAAACGCGGTCTGGAACTTGACAAAGATCAAGCAAAATTCTTTAAAGAAAAAGCCAAAGAACTAAAAGCAGAAGTCGATTTTAAATACGGTAAAAAAATCTACACAGCAAAAGAGATTGCTGAAAATGCTGCTCAAGGCGCTGCTGAATACTACGACATGCCGCTTGACCAAATGAAGCGCATGTTTGAACTTGACATCAAAGAAAGAGGTCTCAAGGTCGGTGAACTGGAAATGGATACTCTCAGTTCTGAAGGTATGGAAACAGCCCGTATTCTTACCAAGCAATACATCAACGATCTGACAAGTCTTGATCAGGCGAAAGCAGAAGCACTTATTGCTAAATCTCTTTCAGGTCAGGTGTCTGATACTGCGCAAGGTATGCGGATGGTCGAAGGGACTGCTGCTATTGAGCGTGCATCTGAACAGATCATTGACCGTCTTGAGTATTTGATGGCTATGCGTGGTCGCGCTAATTACGTACGTGGTTACGCGTTGAACATGACTAACATGTGGAAACGTCCCAGCGACTTGTTTGCTAACATTGTAGGTCAAGGTAAAAACAAAAAAGAATACGCCAAACGTGTCAAACAGCTTTTAGGTCAAGAGAAAAACAAAACTCTTCGTACTATTGAAGCCGTTCGACTTGACGCAAAAAATACTGCAGACACTTTGCGAGAAATCCAAAAGGAAAAGCCAGAGATGCTGGCACCCCTCCTGATGGCGTATGAATTTACTGATGGTAACGTCAACTCTATTTCTAAACTAAACAGGTTTTTGAAAGAATCGACAGGAACGATTAGTAAAGCTATCTATGACCGTAACCCTGAAATTCCTTCTGTCATTCTGCAGGGATTCTGGTCTAACGTCTATAACTCTACTCTTAGCGCGTTTGCTACTCCAATCAAAGCTGGTCTTAGTAACATGGCTGGTTTGGTTGAAAAGCCTCTCGGTGCAATGATTGGTTCAGTCCGAACCGGTGAAATGCAAATGATGCGCCGTGCTTGGTACCAGTATTCAATGAACTTGGAAGTTCTTCAAGATTCATTTAAATATATGGGTCAAGTATTTAAACGTAGTGCAACTGAAGCTGACGTTGCTGGTTTGGCTCGTGAAAATATGTTTGTAAAGAATGACGATCAAATCGCTATTCTTAAGGCCGCGGCTGATGCACAGGCAAAAGAAGGGAACTTTGGTCCCCAAGTTGCAATGCAGCAGATCGAAGCTATGAATGATCTTGCAAAGCACCCTTGGTTGCGTTTTGGTAACCGTGCTATGCAAGCCCTTGACGGCTTTACGCAAACAATGATTGCACACGCAGAAGCTAGGGGTCGTGCATTCGATAAATTTACCGATAACGGTAGGCTTGCATTTAACGCTAGTAAAGCTGATTCAGTTTACAAACAAACTTACAAAGAAATGTTTGACGAAACAGGTCTTATTAAAGACAGTGCCGTCAGATATACTGCAGGCGAACTTTCGATGAGCCTTGATAGTGCAACAAACGATGCTGTGTCTCAGCTTATCAAACGGGCACCTCTTCTCAAACCTTTCTTTCTGTTCACCAAAACGCCTATCAACGATATTAAGTTGATGGCTACTTATAGTCCTGTTGGTCTTTTCCTGAAAGAGCTTCAAAACTTTAAGCTTTTGCCTAGTCAACTAACTGCAGATGAAATTGATCAGATCCTAACTGCAAGGCAGGTTGATCTTACAGAAATGAGCGATGCAGCTAAATACCAAAAGTATTCTGAGATTCGTGCAGATCTATATGGTAGACAGGCTATTGGCACTCTTGCAGTTACCGGTGCAGTGGGTCTTTTCATGACTGACCGGCTTACTGGCAACGGTCTTTACGACAAAGAAAAGCAAAAACTGCGGCGTGATGCGGATTGGAAACCACGTTCTATCCGACTCCCTGGTGGTGAATGGATTAGCTATGACAACCTTGGTCCTATCACTAACTGGTTGGCCCTTATAGCTGACATTGGTGACAACATGGATGTACTTGGCCCCAACGATATTGCTGAAAACTACCGTAAACTTGGCTTTGTCTTGTCATCATCTTTGACTGATAAAACTTTCCTTGCTGGACTTCAACCATTCCTGTCTATTATTAGCGGTGATGTTGGCGAACTTCAGCGTTGGAGTGGTAGCTTTATCACTAGCGCTACTATGCCTGGTTCTAGTTTGATGGCAGAAATGGGTCGTCTTATGGATCCTGGTTTGAAAGAAGTTGAAATGTCAACTTTTGATGTAGCACGTAACCGTATTCCTTTCTTGAAAAGCCAGCTTCCTGCCAAATACGATTACATTGATGGTGGTGAAGTAGGCATTCCTGATAATTTCATGGCGCGTGTTTGGAACACTTACATGCCTTGGAAAATTAGCGGAAAAATTAGTCCCGAAAAAGAATTCTTACAAATGGTTGAGTTTGATGTCCGCCCTACTCTTCGGACAAACGGCAGAGGTACTGAACTGACCAACAAAGAACGTTCACTTATTACTAAAAAAATGGGTGAAGATAAGCTTTTTAAGGAAGGAATCCAAAGAGTGATGAATTCTACAGACGGTAAAGCTTTTAGGGAAAAATTCAAAGAATTCCAAAAAGCAGGGATTGATACTGATCTTAAAGAATTTGAATTGGTTCACAGGCTTCTTCGCAGAGAACTTCGTCTTGCAATGAATATTGCTGCAGCTAAGCTGCCAAATCAAGACGAATTACAAATGAAGACGCTTTACAGCGAAGTGATTGGTTCGTTCCAACAAATGGGTATGCTCGAAGAAGCCAAGCGCTTCCAAGAGAAAATGAAAGAGTTCTCTCGTTAATTGATTTTTTAAAGCGTTATGGCTACTACTCAAAATACATATACAGGTAATGGTTCCACCACCAATTACTCATTCACATTTCCATATTTAAAAGAGGCCGACGTTAAGGTAACTCTCGACGGCGTTCTAACAACTGCATATTCCCTAGCTAACGCTACATCAGTAGCCTTTAACTCAGCACCTGCATCTGGCGTTCAGATTATCATCTATCGTGACACTGATAATGATACTAGAGCTGCTACTTTCTTTGCTGGGTCAGCTATTAAAGCTGAAGATTTGAATGCAAATTTTGACCAGCTCTCTTATGTGTCACAAGAGACTGAAAACAATTCGCTAAGCACCCTCGGTGACACCATGTCTGGTGACATCGATATGAATAACCTTTATACCGTCACCAATCTAGCCACGCCTTCAGCTACTTCTGATGCTGTACGGAAAGATTATGTAGATGCTGCGATCACTACTAACGCTGGTTATGTGACTGCATCAGAAAACGCTAGAGATGCAGCACAACTAGCTCAAACTGCAGCTGAAACTGCTAAAACTGCAGCACAAACATCTGAAACTAATGCCGCTACTTCTGCACAAAATGCAGCTGTAAACCAAGCAATTGCAAGTGCTGCTAAAGTTGATGCTTTAACTTATAGAAATGCGGCCTATGGTTACTGGGTAGACGCATCAAACGAAGCAACTGCCGCAGCTAGTTCTGCAACTGCAGCAGCTAGCTCTGCAACTACCGCATCAAACGCACAATTAGCCTGTACTTCTGCTGAAAGTTCTGTACTAGCAGCTTTCGACCAATTTGATGATACTTACTTAGGTGCTAAAGCAACTGACCCTACCGTTGATAATGATGGTGATCCCTTAACTGCCGGTGACCTTTATTACAACATTTCATCTAGTGTGATGAAGGTGTATACCGGATCTGCATGGGTTTCTGCATACGTACCTGGGGATGCAGCAAATATTCTAAGTACTGCTAGCGGAAACCTCACATCAACTAACGTCCAAGCAGCTTTGCAAGAATTGCAAGGTGATATTGATGGTATTTCTGTTGATTATAATGATGACGATGAGCTTCTTTTTGGTGATGACAATGACTTTAAAATTGTCTTCGATGGTACCTATGAGGATCTAAAATTAACATTCAATAATAGTAACGGCGATATCAAGTTTTACAATGCTGGTTCTTATTGGTTCTACAATGTTGATGGTACTAAAACAGCTGCCGTAATTAATCCGAATGGTAACGTTCGTTTAAATTTTAATGGTTTAACAAAACTAGAAACCCACGCTAATGGTGTATACATTGCGGGTATCTCTGTTGGCGAAGGAGAAGGTACTGGTACTGGCAACACAACATGTGGTCAGGGCTCTCTCTACCAAGCCACTACTGGCAGTGAGAATACTGCTGTTGGAAAGAGTTCATTATATTCCGTTGAAACTGGTACAGGTAATACCGCAGTTGGAGCCGACTCGGGAAAAAATATTGACACTGGTGCCGGTAATACTCTCATCGGCGATGGTGCTGGAGAAGAGCTAACTAGCGGTCAAAATAATGTTGCTATTGGCCAATATGCCTGCGAAGACTCTACTACTGGTTCGGGCATGATCGGTATCGGTCGGATGGCGCTTTTTAATTGCAATGCAGACGATAGTATCGGGATAGGTCAAAACACTCTTACAAATACGTCAACTGGTGATCATTGTATTGCCATTGGCAAAAATGCTTTGAATGTTAGTACCGGCGCTGATAATACCTGTATTGGTTATGAGTCTGGCAAAGCTAATACTACTGGTATTAATAACACTGCACTTGGCTATAAGGCTCTTGCGTCTAATACAAATGGCTATAGGCAAGTAGCTATAGGATACCAGGCGCTACAATCTAATACTACTGCTGATTGGAATGTAGCTATCGGAGCTGATGCTTTATCTTCCACTCAAACTGGCTCTTTTAATACTGCTGTTGGGTCTGATGCTGGAAAATCGAATGTCAGTTCTTACTTCCTGACTTGCGTAGGGTATAAATCATGTGGTGATAATACTGGTGATAGACATGCTACTTTTGGTAGCAATGTTATGCGAATGACTAGCACTGCTGTACGAAATAGCCTTTTTGGTGCTAGTTCTGGTATGGTCATTTCTTCTGGTTCTTACAATTCTTGTTTGGGTTATGAAGCACTTAGAAGCTGTACTACTGGAGATTACAACACTGGTGTAGGTTATCAAGCTTTACGGAACCTAACTACAGGCGACGGTAATGTTCAAATAGGCGGTCCTACTAGCGCAGGCTCACTTTCTCCTGTCTTTAATGTCACTACTGAAGATGATAGGGTTGTAGTCGGTAGCACATCAGTGACTAACGCTTATGTGCAGGTTGCGTGGACTGTAGTTTCTGACGAAAGGGATAAGACAAACTTTGGTACTGTTCCTCACGGTGTTGACTTTGTTAAACAGTTAAACCCAGTTTCTTTCCAATTCAAAGTTGACCGAGACACTGACGTTGCTAACGGACCGGTTAGGTACGGCTTTAAAGCTCAGGATATCCTTGCTCTTGAAGGTGAATCTAACGTTATTATCGACAATGAAGATCCTAACAAACTTAGATATAATGGTGAAGCATTAGTACCGGTTTTAGTTAATGCCATTAAAGAACAGCAAGTCATGATTGATGCTCTTACTGCACGGCTTGATGCCGCTGGCCTTTAATTTATACATCCACTAATTTATTCAATATGGATTTTACTGAAGAACAAGTAAATGCTTTGACGCTTTCTGGCTCAGCCGACGCTATTAGTCTTATCAATAGATTGCTGGCCAAGGAAAGTTTAACTGAAACAGAGCAACAACGACTAGATCGTAATGTTGCTTTTCTCAATCTTTTAGTTGCTAAAGACTGTTATACCTCAGAAGAATTACAACCACTTCGCGATGCAATCGCTGCTACTGAATCATGATTATTGCACTTATTCGTCCAATTCTTTTTAGTTGGTTGCAGTCAGATCAAACTAAAGAACTGATTGTTGACCTTTTAACTCAGCTAGCTAAATCTACCGATAATGATATCGACGATAAAGCTGTCGAATTTATTCGTAACGGTCTTTTCCCTGGTAAGTAATGGATTTGGGTGAGCCGATGGTCTTTCCGTCAATAGTAATACCTGAACCGATACAACTACCGGCTCCTATTATTGAAATACCGCAGGCGGAAGTGCCTTCATACACTCCGCTTGTGGCCCCTCCTAGCGACCTTAGACCACCTCCAGGTGTCGATACACCTAAGAAGCAGAAGAAGGCTGCTACAGAGCCTGTTAAGCCTCCCGTAGCGCCTATTACTTTACCACCTATCCCACCAGAAGTGGTTCAAGTGCAGATTCCTAACACAGATATTAGCATACCTGTACCTGAAACTTCAATTCTGGTAACTGCTGCAACGACAGCTACCGTTTCTGTTGCTGCCACCCTAACCGCCACTGCATTATTTAAACGGTTAGTGTCTTTGATGAGACCCGTTATTAAAAAGATTCTAACAACAAACCAATCACATGCAGAAAACTAAAAACTTTGTACATGACTTCTTTAGCGAAATTGTCAAAGCTTTAGTGCTTGTATGGAGCGCTGGTGTACTAACTGCTTCATACATGGGTATGCTTCAAAAAATGGATCCTACTTTTGTGGCTTCACTGCTAAGCGGTACACTCGCTTCGTATGGAATCAGCCGAATTGACAAAAAAGAAACTCCCACTAAACCATGAAATATTTTTTACTTTTGTTGTTCTTTCCTTTAGCTGCCCAAGCACAATCCGTTACACCTAATTTTACACAAGGTAGTATGCAATCTACCACCACCACAACTATTGATATTGACCGTACTATTTCTACTGAAGTATACGGCGGAGCTTATAAATCATGGTCTGGAACCAACGTTACACCCAGTGGTTCAATCGAGGACTCTTCGACAACCTTTTCAGTAACCAACGCTGGCGAGCAGTTCCAACTGGAGCTTGTAGACCGAGCAGCAGGAGTTATCGAAACCACCGACATTACCGAAACTATTCAACAAGTCTCTACTACTACTTCCTTGTCAGTCTTCTCGCAGTAGTCGTAGACTACGTCTCCGTAAACCCAGCTTACGCAGAAGAACCGACAGTCTCTAATAGTGCGTCACCTGTAGCCGCGGCCACGGGTAACGTAACCAACCAAGCTATACAATTCCAAAACACTGGAGCACCTAGTCGTCAATTTTTTGCCGCTAATAACTCTTGTAACGGTGCAACGATGACTGTCAGCCCCTTTTATACAGGTGGTGACGTACATACTGACAGCTATCAACGTACCAGTAATTTTGGACTTAGCTTAAACTTTTCCGTACCGCTTGACGGCAGTATGGTTGAACAATGTAAATCTATTGCAAAACGACACGAGCAAAAGATGCGATTGGATTACGAATTAGTTCGGGCACTTAAATGTGCTGAGCTAGGTAAAACAGGATTTATGTTTAGACCTGAAAGTCCATACGCAAAACTTTGTCACGATGTCGTTCCCATTGTGGCTTATGAGAGTTCCCAAAAAGAAAAAACTAAAGAACAAATACAATCTATCGATAACTGGTCTGGCTGGTAATGGAAAAAAAACTCTTGCACAGCAACTCTATCTAAGAGAACTACTAAAGATTGGTCCTGGTGATCGTAGTGGAGAAGAGGGTTGGAAGAAACGCCGTAAAAAACCTAAATTTAACGACGGAGACCGGAGAACCGCATGAACAAAAAAGCAACTGAAGATCAGTTTAATGAACTCCACAACCTTGTCACAAAAGAATTTTTGGCTCGCATTAAGTCTGGCGAAGCTACTACTCAGGATCTAAAAGCCGCTTGTGATTGGCTGAAGACCAACGACATGAACGGAGTTGCTGTTGAAGGCAGTCCCTTGTCGAAGCTTGCAGGCCTTATGCCTGAAATTGACCCAGAACTTGTGCAAAACCGACTTTATGGGAAACGGTGAAAACTTCAACTTACTACAAACAGAACCCTGCTGCACGTAAAAGGCGCCTTAAGCAGCAGGCAAAGTATAACAAAGGCGCTGGTTTAAAAATTAGAACGGCAGCGAACAAACTGAATAGAGAAAAAGGTACTTACGGTAACAGAGACGGGTTAGATGCGTCACACACAGGTCCTAACAAAGGAAAACTTGAAAAACCATCTACTAACCGCCGCAGACCCCGTCTTGGAAAACGTTACGCATGACACCTTTACTTCCTAGTCCTGATCACTATCTTCAAAATCTAATAACCATGACATCCTCTGAAGCAAAGCGCCTTTGGAGGCGCAGCATTAAAGAACATTTCGGCTGTACATGTGTTTATTGCGGAGAATCTTATGAATTACACGAACTTACTTTGGATCACGTTCATCCTCGCACCTACGGCGGGGAAGACATTACAAGCAATTTGGTACCAGCATGTCTCAAGTGTAATCAGGACAAAGGAAGTAGCAATTGGCTTACATGGATGAGACAAACCTTTGGGTTCCATCCAAAACGAGAGCAACTTATCATTTCCCACATTAACTAATTATGTCACGTCCAAATCTTTCACAACGCAAAGAGTTACGCAAGAAATTAACTGAAAAACGCAAAGCTACACAATCTGCGCGTGTAGTACACAAAGGACAGCGTGCAACTCTTAACGGCAAGCGTGTTATTGCTGACGGCAAAGGCAACTGGATGCCTGAAAGCCACTACGACCGTTACAGCCCTAATTTCCGTAAAGGTAAACCGGTAGGTACGTACGTTGTTGGTCGAGATCGCAGCAAACCAACCCCTCAAGGCGAAACTGCTGCACAACGCGAACGTCGTATTTTCCCTCCAACCAGAGGTGCAAAACGCAGCACCCAAGGTCGCACTGACGCAGCACGGCTTCGTCAAGACGAAAGGCGTATGATCCGCGCTTTAGAACAAGGCGGTGGCAGAACTGGTGAAGCATACGTAGGCACTGGAAAACAAAGCACCCGACCGACTAAGCCCGCTAAGGCAACTAAGCCCACAAAAGTAGCTAAGCCCGCTGGAATTAAGCCCGCTAAACCCGCTAAACCCGCTAAGCGTACTGCGGCACGGCCTTCTAATGCTAATACTAGCCGTATGCGTGGTGCAGGTCCCGCACCTACAAAACCCAAAAAGACTGCGCTCAGGGAGCAACGCGACAGTCTGCGTGAAATGATTGCACGTTCTAAGAAACGTCAAGCAGAACAAACTAAAAAGAAGAAAAAGTAAATGGCTAACGTCCTAGAGGCGTTACAAGGTGATTTCAAGCTCTTCCTGCAAGCAATGTGGGCGGAGCTTGATCTTCCTTCACCCACACGCGCCCAATATGCAATCGCTGATTACCTACAACACGGCCCCAAGCGCTTACAAATCCAAGCCTTCCGGGGTGTTGGCAAGTCCTGGATTACTGGGGCTTTTGTGCTTTGGACTCTTTTTAACGATCCTGAAAAAAAGATCATGATTATTTCGGCATCTAAAGAACGTGCCGACAACATGTCCATCTTCCTACAAAAACTAATTATTGAAACGCCCTGGTTGGTACATTTGCGTCCTAAATCTGATGACTCCCGTTGGTCACGCATCAGTTTTGATGTCAACTGCTCCCCTCATCAAGCCCCTTCTGTTAAATCAGTGGGCATTACTGGTCAGCTTACAGGTAGCCGTGCAGATTTAATGATTCTTGACGATATTGAAGTTCCCGGTAACTCAATGACAGAACTTATGCGTGAGAAATTGCTTCAACTCTGTACAGAAGCTGAGTCAATCCTTACGCCTAAAGAAGATAGTCGAATTATGTACCTAGGTACTCCTCAGACTACCTTTACTGTCTACAGAAAGCTTGCTGAGAGGTCCTACAAGCCCTTTGTTTGGCCTGCTAGGTACCCTAGGAAGGTAAGTCAGTACGAAGGCCTGTTAGCGCCGCAGCTAGTGGCTGATATGGACAACGGTACAGAGCAGTGGGAAGTGACTGACCCTGACCGTTTTGGTGAAGACGATCTGATTGAACGTGAAGCGTCGATGGGTCGTAGCAACTTCATGTTGCAGTTCATGCTCGACACAAGCCTTAGTGATGCTGAAAAATTCCCGCTTAAAATGGCTGACCTCGTGGTCACCTCTGTCAATCCTACTACTGCTCCTGACAGTGTCGTCTGGTGCAGCGATCCCCAAAACGTCATCAAAGATGCTCCCACTGTCGGTCTACCTGGAGATTATTTCTACAGTCCAATGCAGCTCGTTGGAGAGTGGCACCCTTACCAAGAGACAATCTGCTCAATTGACCCGTCGGGTCGTGGATCGGATGAAACGACAGCAGCTTATATCTCGCAACGCAACGGTTTCTTGTACTTGCATGAAATGCGTGCTTACCGAGACGGATACAGCGACAACACGCTCTTGGACATTCTAAAAGGGTGCAAAAAGTTTGGCGTGACTAAACTTGTCATTGAAACAAACTTTGGTGACGGTATTGTCAGCGAACTCTTTAAAAAACATCTAATTCAGACTAAACAAAACATTGACATCGAAGAAGTCCGCGCGAACGTTCGTAAAGAAGACAGAATCATTGACGCATTGGAACCCGTTCTTAATCAGCACCGTCTTGTTGTTGACCGCAGTGTCATTGATTGGGATTATGCCTCGAACAAAGACGCTCCCCCTGAAGAACGACTCCTATACATGCTCTTCTATCAGATGAGTCGCATGTGTCGCGAAAAGGGAGCAGTTAAACATGACGACAGATTGGATGCGTTGGCACAAGGTGTCAAGTATTTCACTGACGCTCTCGCTATTAGCGCACAAGAACAAATTAACATCCGTAAACGTGACGAATGGAATGACATCTTAAAGGCATCCATTGAAAATCCACACCAATTAGCTAACCATCTTGTACTTGGTCTCAATAAAGAACAACGAGAACAAGCACGACAAGGAGGTATTTATAAGTACTTCTAGGGCGTTCACTAACGTTCATCTAGTCTTACTTTGAGACAAAATGAGACTCATGTCATACCAATTGATCTCACGGTAGCACCCTTATAAGGGAGGGTGAAAGGGTGGATAGCCCTTCCGACAAGTGAGACAAAGAGTGGACTCGACAAACTGACAAGCTCTTTGTCCCTTTTCTATGATGACAATCAAGTCTATGATAAGTGAGCGAAGTGAGCGAAGCGAACGGATGCGAACATCATCTTCTTGATGAAGATCATAGTGACTCAATATCTATAAACATGTACATATAAACATGTAAATAGACATGTGTATAAACACGTATTCATTTAATTGATGTGATTAAGCTGGGTACTTAATCCGTATCAATATCTCTATTCACCTTCATTATGCATTCCGTATCCCTAGTCCATTCCACACCTAATGGTGATGACCTTGTTAGCTACATGGCACGTGTATCTAATCCCAATAATCAAAACAACACTGAGACCAGTGCTCGTCTAATTAAATATCTCATAAATCATAAACATTGGTCACCCTTTGAAATGGTGAACATGTGTGTAGAGATTAATACCACACGTGCAATTAGTGCCCAAATTTTAAGACATAGGTCTTTCTCGTTTCAAGAGTTTAGTCAACGCTATGCAAAGGTAGAATCAGATCCTGTAATCCCTAACATCCGTAAACAAGATCTTAAAAACCGTCAAAACAGTACTGATGACATGTCCGAATGGACTGTTCAAGAGTTCCAACTTAAAAGTCAGTATGTGTTTGATCAGGCAATGCTGCTTTATGATGAAATGATTAGTGCAGGCGTTGCTAAAGAGTGTGCAAGAGAAGTTTTGCCGTTAGCTAGTCCTACTCGGATGTATATGAATGGGACGTTGAGATCGTGGATTCATTATTGTGATCTGCGTTGTGGTAATGGAACGCAATATGAACATCGTATTATCGCTGAACAGTGTCGGGAGCTGATTAAAGAGTGTTTTCCGATGTGTTACGCCGGTTTAACGGTCGATAAAAAATGACAAAAATGTTTTAAGCCTATTCACGCGGGCCCAGGGACGAATTTACCCCCAGGGCCCCCCTCCTTTTTGTCCAAAAACGGCTGGGCAGCGTGTCCAATCCAGCAAGAAGTCAGTCATAGCAAGGGGTTTGGGCCGTTGAGTATCTGCTGTAAAGGCAGTTACGCAAGCTTTTTCTGGACACCACCGCTGCAAAACTGTATCAACCGCTACATTTTCTCATCTCAACCTCGCTCAATCTGTCGCCCCTCCTTCCTGTAACAATTGTTAACAATACTCGATAAGCCAGTCATACCAATGGATCTGACCACTGTCACACCGTGACAACCGCTGGCAACCCTTCACAACGGCTGCCGATCGTGTATTGTTGGATCAAGCCGGTCAACCCGGCACAACACGGCACCTAATGACTTTCGAAGACTCAGTTCTCGCTCACACCGATGAGGACGGACGCCTGTCAGACGCTCTCTGCATAAAGCTCTGCTCTCAACACGGCATCACCTGGACTGACTGCGTACCGGATCTCGGGGACTACGCAAACCACGGAGAAACACTCCTTACCTGGCTCGGATACTGAGCCACTCACTCACCGCCTGGATGGTTCCGCTCTCGGTCGGGTTCGATTCCCGACACAGGCATTGGGTCAAAAAGGCCCAAACATTCACAAGCATCAAAGGTCGCAAGGCCTCACCCCCTATGAACATCACCACCCACAGCACAAAGGCAGACATCCTTGACGCCAGCTGCGAGCTGATCGACACCCAAGCCGAACAGATCCAGCAGCTCAAGGACCAACAGACCATTCTGTTAACACTCGTTACATTGCTGACAGCCCTTGTCATTCTCTGACATCATGAACGCGACGGGCTTGGATTTCTTCCAGGCCTGTCAATACACCGAATCATCACCACCACCACCAACAAACGCAGCCGAACTTATCGACCAGTTCACCTGTCACATCCGCCCCAACGGAACGACATACTGGACAATGGGTAACAACGTGGACACAGACTTAACTGATCTTGTCTATGATTGCCATGATGAGGAGCTTCCCAACGATTGGCGCTATGGCGTAATTGTCTCGCTGCTGATCGCCATCAGGGATGCAGACTGCACCATTGACAGCGATGCCCTCTCCGACATTGTCGATAGGCAGGTCGAGGTTTACAACGCGGACCTGGCCAAATGGCTCGCGGACAACCCAAGCCGCTCGGCTTACATTGACGCAGCCCGTGACGACTTTGGGGGCCTGTCTGATGACATCTTTGAGCAGATCAAATCTGGTCAGTATGTCTGCATTATGGACATAGCCCACAAGCTCGCTGCCTTTCTTGAGCTTGACGTTTAAGCAACCACCATCACCACCACCACCCAATGGACAGAATCACCAACAAGCATTTAAACGGATCCTGCGAGACGCTCAACACTGTGTTGGGCCTTCCCCAGGAATATGGCGAGCACGGCCATATCTGGACACAGGCGACCAACGGTTACATCAACGTCATGCAATGCGAAGGCAGGGGTGCTCGCACTCTTTCCTGTGGCAATAGCAAGCGCGAGGCGTGGGAGTGGCTATGCGCAGCCATTGCCGGAGCCGAAATGATGAAAGAAAGCCTGAAAACTTCAGCCTGATCACAACTGCTATCAACTGCTAACTAATGATGACTGCGATTTTTCACATTTCCCGCTTTGATGACGACGGCGAATGGGTAATGCTCGAAGGTTTTGTCGGACCTGCTGACAAGGCCTATCGGGAAGCAGACGCCAGGCTTGATTACTGGTGGAACAAATATCCAAACGCATTAATCGACATCCTGCGCAAGGCCTGATCACCACCACCACGAACACACACCACTAAGACCATGTATTTCGATCGTTTCGACATTTGTCTTGCTCATTGGGCGTTTGCTGGGAGCTGGCACGGGGGACAGGGCTGTGAGCTTTACGCAAAGCTTGGACAGCTCGAGCGAATGGGTTTCAGGCCTGGGGCGTATCAATCGGAAGAACCGCGTCATCTGGGCAATAACGCCAGGGAGATTTATCGGCAGTTGGTTGTGAACCACTGCGGGATTAAATCAACCGCACATACCGCCTGAATGGTTGTTGCCGGGGTTCGATTCCCTGGCCAGGCATGGCCCTTATGGGCAACACACATCACAACCACACGGAACCATCACCACCACCTGAAACCATAATTGACTCAACAGCAGGGACACAAGGCGCTCACTGCGCTCGCTTAGCGTGATGCTGCCGGATCAAATCCGGTTCCCTGCTCTTGACCCTTGCGGTCAACAATCCACAGACCCACCACTCATGACAAAGATGCACACCAGCACGGGCGAGCCCGCAACCTGGCCAATCCTCCACACATTCTTTCAGGAGGCTTGCAGCGAACAACACATCATCGCAGCCGAGACCGCCGCCATGGCACGGCACAAACTCGAATCTACAGATGTCTACTGGAGGGGTGCCTTGACGTACGTCCAAAGCAAGGACGCAAACGATCGTTTTGTTTTTGACAATTAATGAAGTACGTCCGCCCCAACCTGTCACCAGAGCAGCGCGATTCCCTTGTGCTGCTCCTGGAGGACCAACTAAAAAGCCTCAGCTTCGACGATCCAAAGTTTGAACCAGCTTTCAAGCTGCGCACCAGACTCAAAGACGCAAAAACCATCACCACTTGATCGTGACCACACCACACAAAAGCCAGTTCTTCCGTGCTCAGCGTCTGCTGAACTACGGGCAATGGTTGGACGACAACGACCAGACCATCCGCGCACTGATCGAGTTACTCGGGGACGTGTGCATGGAATGGTGCGATGACGACGACGACGACTGTCCGTACATGTACAAGCTCTTAAAGATCTCAGGAGCTATGAACGAGTGGGAATCGAACTTGATAGCGTCAAGGCAACCCATGGACCTAGACAAGTTCGACGGCAAGGTCGTCCTTCACAACCGCTACGCCTGCACAGAGCACCGCACCACGCTGATCGGGCAACATGTTGAAGTTGAAGAAAAGGAGAAGAAAAAGTGACTTTGCTTTTTCCGCTACTGTTTTTGTCCGCTGCAGCATGTACTGTCAGCCCATGGCTGGCGCTCTTCTTCCTTTGTCTAGGCCTGTCTCTTCTATTTCTTCAGAACCATGGCAAAAGCTGATCCCTGCTGGGTCATTCAGACCCGTAAAGATGCGACGCAGAAATGGACCGACAAGGTCTACGTAACAACAGAGGATGAAGCTTGGCACGTCCTGACGTTGATCGAAACGCGGACGTGGTATCAAGTCAGATGGCGCAAGACCACGGAGCAAACCCTAAGGCGTCGTCAAGTCAACCTCCCGGAGTTCTGCAAATCTCGCTAACATAGACCGGGAGAAATCCCAACCTATGCAAACTTAACTCCGCTTCATGCGTTACTCGCGGACGTGACCGCCAGAGCAGTGTCAGCGCGTGAGCGGCTGCATCACGAACACACACTTCAGGGCCCTTCGGGGCTCTTTTTTTGTGTCAAGTTAGAGTTTACAAAACTAAATGTCATTTACGCTACACAATTGAAATCTGAAGTGATTATTAAGTGGAGACAACTTCACGGTGAAAACCGCTATATTATTGCCCGTGGACGAGGTTCACCCTTGTTCATGAAGTAACTCGACAACCAAATATTCAGACTCATCACATGGACGAGCCCAAACCAACAAAAGACGATGACTGGTACATCCGCAATGCCATCTATTGCTGGTTGTACTACTTCAAACAACATCCTTGGAGGGAAAAGTATGAAGAATTAGCTAAACGTGAAAGTTATGTACAACAAAAACAGCCAACCACTCGACGAAAGCGGAAGCCTTCGACAGTACGCAGTAAGACTTAGCAGCGGGACTCAATACATTCTCGCTGCCAATGATGAAGACGCCGCATGGTGTGCTTTGGAATTGTCCAATAAGCTTGGTCTTAGACTTTACGACGTACAACTAATGAGTGGTAAAAAAGGGTACTTCCCAAATAAATGGAAGAAGTTAAAGGACATTCCAGCCAGTGAGTTTGAGTCCATTTCTTATGAAGACATAATGGAATGGAAAGTAGCAGGGTGGGAACTAAACCACGATGTGGCTTGTGTGATTAGAGCAACTGACATCGAATCTCACAAAGTTAAAGAGTTTGTCTACAAACGAACTTCTGCTGCTGAGAATCGAATCAGGGAACTACTAAAAGCCAAAACACACGAACTTGTTATTTGCTCAGATGAAGCTGTCTACTATGTCCACCCGGAAATGCTGGATGAAGACGAAGATGACGATGAGTGAATACGAAAGCCTTTGTATGGAGATTAACAATCACCCACACAGGGACGAACTTATTCAACTCATGTCAGAACAGATTGATGACATGCATCAAGTTAAATACTTAGACGAATCCATTGCCGACACCTTCTGAAATTGCTGAACAAATCGAACTTGAACGGGAACAAATCCGTTTAGGTCAACAGCAATTAAGAGAAAACACCTACAAACTTGAAGACAAAGACTATGCAAGTGCTTCTGTATACGGAGTTGCTTCTATTGAGCAGCTTATGCCTGCTGTTGTGGGACGTGTTCAGCAAACTACCAACCGGATAAAGGAAGGTAAGATCGGTTACGCGTTTAAAGAGATCAACCAGTTTCTTGAACATGTAACCGCTGAAGATGTCTCAGCTATTGCCTGCAAAGTTACCTTCGACAAGGTATTCAGCACCAAGCCTAAGTCAAACTTAGTTCAGAACGTCACTGATGCAATCGGTCAGGCAGTCGAAAACGAATGCATGATGCGGTACTACGAAAGTAGTGTTCCCGGTTTATTCAACACGTTAACTAAAAACTATTGGCACAAGTCCATCGGCACCCATCAAAAGGTTGTCGTCATTCGCACTCTAATGAACCGCATGGACGTGGAACATTGGAAGGCGTGGGGCATTGCCAATCGAATCAAGCTTGGTAGCTGGTTACTGGATTGTATCTGCGAAGCAAGTCAATGGTTTATCCGTGATGTACGTAGGGAGGGACGTAAAACACATAACTATGTGGTCCCTTCTCCCGAATTCATGGAGGTGAAGGATGCGGTCATGGCAACGGCTGAGCTATTCAGCCCTATTGCCTGGCCCATGCTCATTGAACCCAATGACTGGACACCAGAACGGCAGGGTGGTTACCTGCTAAACGAGATCATGAAGGGTCACGACATGGTACGTCGGGGCGATAGCACCCTTATACAGGGAAGCAACTGCTATGACTTCCTGAACAAGATTCAGAAGGTCGCCCACTGCTTGAACCCATTCATTGTAGATGTCGCAGAGACGCTACAAGAACGGCGGATAAGCGTTGGGAAGTTCATCCCTATTGTCGAAGTTCCACTGCCTCCTAAGCCCGTAGACATCGCTGAAAATGCGGAGTCACGTAAGCAATATCGAAGGGACGCAGCAGAGGTTTGCAACCTCAATGCCCAAGCATTTCAGAAGTCATGTCGAACCCGCATGACCATGAACGCTGTCAAGATCTTTAAAAAACACAAGAAGTTCTTCATTCCGTGGTCATTTGACTACAGATCGAGGGTCTATCCAATACCTGCTTTCTTGACACCCCAAGACACAGACTTTGGTAAGAGTCTTCTTAGGTTCTATAAAGAATCATTCGTCACTCCTGAAGCTGAAGAATGGTTGGCATTCCAAGTTGCGACCACTTACGGGCTAGACAAGTCAACCATGCAAGAGCGTTTGGAGTGGGTGACTAACAACATCACACTCATCAAACGTATTGCAGAAGATCCCATCGGTAACCTATCCGAATGGGAAGCAGCTGACGAACCCTGGCAGTTTCTTGCTGCCTGTGAAGAGTACAACGCTTGCGTTATCTCTTGCACTCGTCAACACACAGGCTTACCTGTTGCAACTGATGCTACATGCAGTGGTCTGCAAATCCTTGCAGGTCTTGCAAAAGATGCATCAACAGCAAAACTGGTCAATGTCTTACCAAGTGACAAACCACAGGATGCCTACAAAGTTATTGCTGAGCAAGCCAAACCAAACGTTCCTGACTGTATTAAACAGCACATGGATCGTAAGGTTACAAAAAGATCAGTGATGACTATACCGTATAACTCAAGACCTTTTAGTAATAGAGCTTACATTCGTGAAGCTTTAAAAGACAAAGGGGTTGAGGTTGAAAAAGATGACTTGAACGTAACAGTTAAAGCTGTACGTAATGCCATGGATGTCGTCGTCCCTGGTCCAATGAAAGTCATGAGATGGATTGAAAAAGAAGTAGCTGCCGCCATTGATCGTGGTGCTGAAAAACTTGTTTGGTCAACACCATCAGGTTTTATTGTCAGCCAGCGTCTTATGAAGAAACAAACCCAAGAAGTCAAATTGATTCTTTTGGGTCGATGTAAAATCAATGTCGCTACAGAAGATAGTGACAAGGTAGATAAATTACATCATAAAAACGCAACTGCTCCAAACTTAATTCATTCTCTCGATGCCTCACTACTGTGCTTATCTGCATTACGCTTCAACGCTCCGATTTCCCTCATACACGACTCGGTACTTTGTCGTGCTACTGACATGTCTGTTTTATCAACCATTGTTCGTGAAACATACATGCATTTATTTGCGGAGCAAGAGTACCTAAAAACTTTTGCCATGCAGATTGGCGCAGAAACAGATCCACCAATCATTGGTGACCTTGAACCGTCACGCGTGATTGACTCCACCTACTTTTTTTGTTAATGGCCCGCACGATTCACAAAACCGAACCAGTTCAACTGGAAGGTTACCAAGCCATCCTGAAGCCCAGTGAATACGGGTACAGCATGGGCATCCTTTGCTCTGACGCAAGCCTGATTGAAAAGCTTGAAAAAGAGCGAGTCGATGAACTTAAATACCAAGAGTCTCAAATGAAAAACCCACGGCGCAAGGTGGTCAACCCCGAGCCCTGGGAAGAAGTTGCAGATGGTAAGTATCTGCTCAAGTTCCGTTGGGATGTCAAAAACAAGCCTGGTGTCGTCGATACTGAAGGCACTGCTGTCACTGATCCTGACATCCCGCTGTGGTCTGGAAGCACCGTTCGTGTTGCTTTCCAACATGGTGGCTACACTCTGCCCAATGGCACCACCACTGGCACCAAGCTTTACATCAAAGGGATTCAAATTATTTCACTTAACGGCGGTGCTGGCGTTGATGTCGGTGACTTGAGCGAGGATGATGTGGCTGAAATCTTTGGCACGACCAAGGGTTACAAGGCGACTCAACCCAACGTCATTGCTGATGAACCCGAAACTGAAGCTGCTTCTGATTTCTGATGGCTTTTCGCTCCAAATTGGAGGAAAAGGTAGCTGATCTGCTGGTCAACCTTGATGTCAAGTACGAGTACGAAAGCGTCAAGGTTGATTACACCATTTCCCATAAGTACTGCCCAGATTTTATACTGCCAAACGGTGTGCATCTGGAATGTAAAGGGTATTGGGATGCAGCAGACCGTCGCAAGATCAAAGCGGTCAAGGAACAAAACCCTGACCTAGATCTGCGCATGGTATTTCAGTCTCCTTTCAACACAATCTCCAAAAAATCTAAGACCACCTACGCAAAGTTCTGCGAACGCCTTGGAATCCCATGGACTTCTTACGCCAACATTCCACTCAAATGGTTAATGGAGAATCCGAATTCGTAAGGCATCTTGAATGTCAGGAATGTGGTTCGTCTGATGCAAATAGTTTGTATTCAGACGGACATACACATTGCTTTCGTTGTGGGCACCATACTTCACCGTTAGGCATAGAGGTCTTTCAAAATCACAAAATGTCCACCGACGTAAAACTGACAGGTTCTGCTGTCCGATTATCATCCCGTAAAATCAGTGAAAAAACAGCAGAGTTCTTCAAAACCTACAAAGAAGGAACCATTCTTCGTCACTATTATTATGACGTGGATGGAATACTTACTGGGGCTAAAGTCCGAACCGTAGGTAAGGAGTTCAGGACCGAAGGTGAAGTCAAATCACTCTTTGGTATGCAAAACTTTCGTCACAAAACGACAAAGAAAGCGCAGAAACTCGTCATTACTGAAGGCGAAATGGATGCAATGTCAGTCTGGGAAGCACAACCCAACTGGGACGTTGTCAGTATCAGCAATGGTGCTGCCGCGGCCAAAAAATGTATCCAAAATAACTACGAATGGATCAATTACTACGACAAAATTGTTCTGTTCTTTGATAACGACAAAGCAGGCAGAGAGGCTGCAAAAACAGCTGCAGGTGTATTGCCACCTGGAAAGGTTTTCATCGGCTTTCTAGAGCGTTATAAGGACGCCTCAGAAGCTTTACAAGCTGACGATACGGAAGCTATCCGCGCAGTTTGTAACTACGATCATGAATTGTACAAACCTGATGGTATTGTCGATGCAAAAACTCTGCTTGAAGTTGTAACCACACCATCACCAGCAGCTGACCATGACTACCCGTTTCAAGGATTACAAACAAAGCTTCACGGGATCAGGTATGGAGAACTTGTTACTATCACTGCAGGATCTGGCATCGGTAAATCAAGCTTCTGTCGTGAACTTGCAACTGACCTTTGTTGTAAAGGAGAACGGGTCGGTTACTTGGCATTGGAAGAATCCAACCGTCGTACAGCCTTAGGTTTGATGTCAGTTCACGCTGGCAAATCTCTGCACATTGGTGAACACAAGCATAAAGATCTTGTAGACATCTTTGAAGACAGTATTGCGAAGTGGGACCTGCATTTATTTGAAGGTTTCGGTTCTTATGACCCCGATACGATTTACGAAAGGATTGAGTATTTGGCAAGCGGTCTTGAAACCCGTGTTGTTTTCCTTGATCACTTGTCTATTTTGCTCAGTGGTCTTGACGGCGACGAACGTAAAATGATTGACACCACAATGACGCGCCTTCGTTCACTAGTTGAACGTACAGGTATTTCATTGTTTCTTGTTAGTCACTTACGACGTACTACACAAGATAAAAACCATGAAGAAGGAGCAAGAGTTACTCTCGGACAATTGCGCGGATCTGCTGCAATTGCTCAACTTAGCGACGCAGTCATCGGACTGGAACGCAATCAACAATCCGACAAAAATGGAAGTGATACGACAGTTAGAGTCCTTAAAAATCGCTATTCTGGCGAAGTTGGCGTAGCTTGCACACTTTCATATGATTTAGCCACCTGTAAATTTAATGAAACTGAATCCGAACAAGAATTTAACCCCAACACAGACTTCTGAACTAAAGCGTCCTAACCCTCCAACGCCTCAGGCAGTTGAAAAAGCGCAATTTAAAGACAAGACCTACCGCTGGAATGGTCGCTAAGTTAATCCTGATTGATGGATTTATCTTAATAACCAACATGTTCATCTGCGCTGGCGTTATTCGCCATTGGAACGATGTTAATTTTTGACCTAGAATCAAACGGTTTACTCGATGATGTTAGCGAAATCCACTGTCTGGCTATCTATGACAGCGACACTGACCAAACACTTGTCTACAACGATCAAGGCAATGCTGAACCAATTACGCGTGGGGTGCAACGTCTGGAAGACGCAGACATCATCGCGGGTCATAACGTCATTGGGTATGACTTACCTTGTCTCCAAAAAATTTACCCGTGGTTCTCACCAACCTCCCTGGTTGTAGACACTTTGCTTTTGTCTCGGCTCTATCACAACAACATGATAGACATCGACAAAAAGAATGAGTGGAAAAACATGCCGCTGCAACTTTACGGTCGGCATAGTTTAGAAAGCTACGGCTACAGACTTGGTGAATACAAAGGTTCTTTCGGTAAAGATACCGATTGGAAAGAATGGAGTCAAGAAATGCAAGATTATTGTATTCAAGACGTTCTTGTAACAGTCAAACTATGCGACCATTTCCACCCCTACCTTCTTGGGTTGCGTTAGAGCACCAAGTTCACACAATTCTCACACAACAGCAACAACATGGATGGTATTTTGATGAACGCTCTGCATGGAAACTTGCATCGTCTCTCCGATCAGAGCTTGAAGAAACTCATCAATTATTACGCAACCAGCACCCTTACGTTGCAGGACCGGAATTTACTCCTAAAAGAAATAACGGACCAGCTGGATATGTAGAAGGTGCTACCTTCACACGGTTAAAAGAACTCAATCCAACATCGAGGGATCATATCTCATGGATACTCCAGACAAAATACAAGTGGAAACCAAAACAGTTCTCACCGACAGGCAAACCGATCATAGACGAGGTAGTCCTAAAGGATATTGGGACGGAGATTTCTATGTTATTTCTAAAGTGTCTCGATATTACGAAGAAATTGGGGATGATCTCGGAAGGCACAAACGCATGGCTGAAGCTATGTACGAGTGCTAACCGTATCCACCATTATTGTTCTGTTGCTACAAACACTCACCGCTGCGCACACCGAAACCCAAATTTAGGACAAGTCCCAAGTGACTCAAAATTCAGAGCGTTGTTTATCCCAACACCAGGGCAAGTTATGGTTGCTGCTGATCTTGCAGGTATTGAACTTAGGATGCTTGCTCACTATCTTGCTAGGTACGATCAAGGTCGTTACGCTGACATCCTCCTTAACGGAGACATTCACCAAGTTAATGCCGACAAAATCGGAATTAGTAGACGGGATGTCAAAACTGTTACCTACGCCTTCCTTTACGGAGCAGGTGATGCCAAAATCGGACATTCCTTTGATGCACAACTAAGTGATGCAAAGGCTAAGAAGAAAGGTAAGGAGATTAGAGCGGCGTTCGTGGCTGCTATCGATGGTCTGGCGGAACTACTTGCGGCGATTAAAACGGCAAGTGAAAGGGGTTTTATTCGATCAATAGATGGTCGCAAAATTTTAGTTGATAGCCCTCACAAAAGTCTTAACTATCTTTTGCAATCATCAGCCGGTGTGCTTGCAAAAAGATGGCTAGTTATTAACCACGAAAATACAAAAGATCTTTGTTGTTCACAACTTGCATTTGTGCACGATGAACTACAGTTTGAATCCACCCCTGAACATGCAGAGCAATTATCTACATCCCTGGTACAAAGCGCAGTCAAAGCTGGGGAGTATTACAATCTCCGAATCCCAATTTCAGCCGACGCAAAACAAGGAAAATCCTGGGCTGAGACCCATTGAATGGATTGCTGGTCTCTTTGAAGGTGAAGGTTGTTTGACTTACAAAAAATCAAACGACGCTTGGGAACTCAAAGTCAAAATGACTGACAGCGATGTGATGTGGGATCTCTACATTGCATTGGGTTGTCGTGGCACTCTTGAATCGATGCGCAAGTACCCGTCAGATGGTGAGAACTCTAAACCTCATCAAACATGGCGAGCCAACAAACGTGATTTGATTTTTGAAATTTGCACAGAGCTGTATCCATACATGGGTAACAGACGACGTGATAGATTTCAAGAGTTCTTTAACTGGTACCAAAACAAAACCAAATGAAACTTCTTATCGACACAGATTTCATCTGCTACAAAGCTTGTGCTGCTGCAGAAGATGAAATTGATTGGGGTGATGACGTTATTATGGTTGTCTCTAAGTTCAGTCAAGCTTTCAAAAACGTACAGCGTGACCTGAACAAAATCAAACAAGAATTTCTTTGGGACCAGCCTGAACTGATTCTTTTCTTCAGTGACTCTAATAATTTCAGGAAAAAAATCTATCCTGATTACAAGGGTCACCGGAATCGTAAAAAGCCCTGTGGTTATCGACGCGTTATTTCAGAACTAGAGAAACAGTATGAAGTCATTCGTATCCCTGATCTGGAAGCAGATGACAGTATGGGCATTTATGCTACGCGTCACCCTGGGAATATCATTGTATCTCCTGACAAAGATATGCGCCAGATTCCTGGAAGACTTTACGACCTCAAAGAAACAGTAACTATCACTGAAGAAGAAGGTGCTAACTGGCACTTGATTCAGGCATTGGCTGGTGACCAGACGGACGGCTATGGCGGTTGTCCAGGCATTGGAGTCAAAAGAGCTGTGGCTTTGTTTGAAGAAGAAGGCTACACGTGGGATACAGTCGTCAAGGTCTTTGAATCCAAAGGATTGGGTGAAGAAGAAGCTTTGATGAATGCACGTCTAGCAAAAATCCTTACTGATAAAGATTATGACCAAGTACAACAACAGGTCATACCGTGGACTCCCACCACCGCCAGTAATTGATCTGACGGTTGAGCAAGAGTTCAAGATACGACGACTCAAAGATCTGCTACCAGAGGCAGATAAAGATGACATCATCACGTTGCTCATCGCACTACAACGACAGAATTTCTGTCTTTGCAACAACATCTCTAACCTAGTAAAACAGTGGCCGAATCCCCCGCTCATTACACCAGAGGATCCATAGAAGTATGGGACTTCATTCGTGACCAAGAACTGAATTACCATCTCGGTAACGCAGTTAAATACATCTGCCGAGCTGGTTACAAAGATTCCAAGGTACAAGATCTAAAAAAAGCTATCCACTATCTTGAAAATGAACTCTTACATACACACGAGTTTGATGGATCAAGCGGACGAGTTTCGCTCCGCTTACGACCTCCACAATGGACCGATGAAGAAGTCGATCCAGAAAGCTTTGATCGATGAAGAATGGTCAGAGTTTCATGAAGCTTATCACATGAAAGATGATTGTGAACAGCTGAAAGAACTGGCTGATCTTGTATACGTTGCTTATCAATTTGCAGCGTCACAAGAATGGGATCTTGACGAAGCAATGCGCAGGATCCATGCATCAAACATGTCCAAACTTGGCGATGATGGTAAGCCCATTTACCGCGAAGATGGAAAGGTTTTGAAAGGACCACATTACAAACCTCCACACCTTGGTGACCTTGTCTAAACCTACTATTGTGGTGTGGTTCTCCTGTGGTGCAGCTAGCGCAGTAGCGGCGAAGAAAACAATTGAACGCTACGGTTCTACACATAATATACGGGTTGTAAATAACCCAATAGCAGAGGAAGATGCAGACAATGTACGCTTCCTGAAGGATGTTGAGGCTTGGCTTAACTTACCAATAGAGTTTGCTACCCACCCTAAATATCCAGATGCTCGATGTGTTGATGTTTGGGAAGATAGGAAATTCATGTCTTCCCCTTACGGAGCACCCTGCACAACCACACTAAAAAAAGAAGCTAGGCAGCATTGGGAAAAAGATAACCCGCACGACTTTATAGTTCTAGGGTTTACTGTTGAAGAGAAACATCGTCATGAACGTTTCGCGTTGACTGAGCGAGATAATATCTTGCCAGTGTTAATAGAAGCCGGAATAAGTAAGCAAGACTGTTACCAAATCATCTCAAAAGCTGGCTTGATGCTGCCTGCTGTTTATTTTATGGGATACCCAAATGCAAATTGTATAGGGTGTGTAAAAGCCACAAGTCCCACATATTGGAACCATGTAAGAAAATACCATCCTGATGTGTTTCAAGAAAGAGCCGACCAGTCACAAAGACTAGGAGCAAAATTAGTGAGATACAAGGGAGAGAGGATCTCCCTTAATGATCTACCGGCTGATGCAGTAGGCCGCCCACTCAAAGGGATGGATTTTGAGTGTGGTATTTTCTGCGAAGAAAAACAAATGTCCCTTGATTTATGACCACCAACCTTATTTCTCGTACTGGCCGGGTTCAATCCTGGCTTGATGACCCAACTTCTCGCTTGCCAGTTTCGTGCACGGTTTTTGTCGTGGAAAACGAAATGGAGGGTCCCAATGGCATTGAAGCATCTTGGCGTTTTGTAAGTCACGCCTTGCGATATGGAGCAGGCTGTGCTGTGCACCTGTCGAAGCTTGACCCGAAAGGTTATCAGCGTCCGTCGGGTGTTACTGCAAGCGGTCCAGTTAGTTTTGCAAAAATCTACAGCACCCTCAATGAAATCTTACGACGGGGAGGGGTCTACAAGAATGGCGCTGTTGTTTGTCATCTTGACCTCAACCATCCTGACGCTCTTGACTTTATATCCACTCCCCGGAATGAACTGCCGTGGGTCAAACGATGCATCAACATCAAACCCGAGTGGTGGGAAGAGTGCCAGTTCAAAGACCAACTTTTGTTTGGAATCAAGTCTGGCGACATCTGGCTAAATAAAGTAAAATACGACAGCAATGGAGACCGTATTCGTGGAAATGTCTGCCTGGAAGTTTACCTGCCCTCACGCGGAACATGCCTGTTGCAACATGTCAATCTCGGTGCCTGTGAGTTCGACGACATCCCGCGAGCTTTCCGTCAAGGTATGCAAGAGTTGTGTGAACTCCACGCTCGAACTGGCGTTGGCGATAGCGGAGAATATCTCAAGCCAGAAATCGACCGACAAGTCGGACTTGGAATGCTCGGATTGGCCAACCTCCTACGAAGGTACGGCATAACCTATGAGCAGTTCGGAGTTGCTCTGGACCAAGTCAATGGAGGCGATGTGGTACAGACACCAGCCTATGACCTTGCATGTCAGTTTAGAGATGCTTTCTCATCTGCCGCTGTCATTGCTCGCAGTAATAATATGGTCCGAGCCTTTGCTATCGCACCCACTGCCTCCTGCAGTTATCGAAGCACAGATTTGGATGGCTTTACTTGCACCCCAGAAATCGCTCCACCAATTGCACGAACAGTAGACCGAGATAGCGATACTTTTGGTGTACAAACTTATAATTATGGAGATGTTGAGATTGCATCTGAGGTTGGTTGGGATGCGTACACACGTGTCACCAACGGTCTGATGACAATGCTCGACAGTACGGGACTTCTTCACGGGTATAGCTTCAACAGTTGGAGTGATGTTGTCACCTACGACAACGCCTTTATCGAAGAGTGGCTGCAATCACCGCAAACCTCCCTTTACTACAGCCTGCAAGTTATGGGCGACACACAGGATAAGTCTGATGTATATGCAGCTATCCAAGGTGAAGTCGATGATTATCTTGCAGACTTGCTTGAAGAAAGTATTTTAGAACCAACATGTGACTGTCAAGAATGAACCCTTACGAAAAACTACTAGCCCGAAAACGGAAATGGACACCAGTACAGACAACTGCTGGTACATGCAAAGAGGGTGCGGAAGAGACAATCTTCCGTGCTCTTGCTTTGCGAAATATGGAACTTCCTGTGGGAGATTTTATCAATGAAGCTCTTGAAAAGAGTGTTCCAAATTCAGCGCGTAAGCTGCTCGCGTCAAATGTCGTTGACGAAGAGAACCACGACCTCGCTTTGGGTTTCATCGCCAATGCTTACGGAGTGGATGCAAAGGCGGAAAAAGAGGCGTTGGCTTTACAGAAAGCGTGGACTTCGCATCCTGATCACACAATTACCAAAGCAATGGTTGCCGAGCGTGCAATTTTCTTTGTTCTCCTACCCTTTTTTCGTTTTAACGGTGATGCGGGAATGCGAACGGTAAGCGCTGATATTTCACGAGATGAACAAATTCACGTTGCTACCAATAGCCTTGTTCATACTGAGCTGGGGCTTAACATCAGTCCTTCTCTTGATAAACTCCGCAAGGCAACTATCAGTTGGGTGATGCAACCTCTCAAGGTTGGTGCATCCGATAAATATTTAGACAAAAAATTTTGGCTGGATTCTAGTGATCGCCTGATGTATGAAGGTAAAGCCCCTGAGCTTTCCGCTACACGGTCGGCACGGATGCCTGCTTTCTTTGAACATAGTAATGTCAACCTCCCCCAATATGCTTGAAGTCCTTGGGATGAATTCCCGTGGACTTATTCATGCACTTGAAGAAACTTTTCCACCCACTAACCCTACACCTGAAGATACAATGGAAAAAATTATGTACCGATCTGGTCAGCGTAGTGTCGTTGAGTGGGTCATTAAATATATGGAGGAAGAGTAATGTCTTATTTTTATGGCCGTAATAGCACTTACTCACCAGATAAAAAAGACCTTGCTCTAGCACGTAGGTTGGCAATTAGCAATCCAAATGCTGGGAACAATCAAATTCTTAGTATTGATGGTAGGCTGTTTATTGCAAGACAAAGTTCTAGACGTGGTGGTCGTAGTCAAGACACTCCTACTTATTCAACTTCGTTTGAACGTTACTTTCCAGAACCTACAGCAGCTAAATCTACTGCTTCTAAACCTAAAGCTCAGTCTGTAGCTAAACCTGCTGCTGCTAAACCCACTACTACTGCTGCACCTAAACCTTCTTACACTCCGCCTAAAATAGATTACAGCAAACAATTCAAAGCATACGAAGATCGTATTGCAAGCATTACAGGTGGTTTTCAAAAACAGATTAGCGACTTGCAGTCTTCAATGGCGCAAGAGCGTGAAGATTTCCAAAAACAGCAAGAAGAATTAGCAACGGGTTATCAACGGGCTATGGCTCGGCAATACCGCCCTAGTGTAGAAGGCATCCGTTTTGCTGACCGTGGTACTGGTGGTGCACGCCAAAAAGATTTACGTATGCAAGGTATCCGTGGCACCTTTGGTCGTAAAGGTGATCGTCTACTTAAAATCTCTTCTCTTAACGTATAATGTCAGCACGTACACGATATGATTATTTAACTAGCGACCGTTCCCAGTTCTTAGAAGAAGCACGTCAAGCATCAGAGCTGACTCTTCCATACTTGGTTCGTGGCCATGAAGAATACACCATGGGCATGAAACAGCTAAAGACACCTTACCAAAGCGTGGGGGCTAAAGGTTGTGTGACGCTTGCATCTAAATTGATGCTTGCTCTCCTTCCTGTACAGACCTCATTCTTTAAACTGCAGCTTGATGAAAGTCAGCTGGGTGAAGATTTTGGACCAGAAATTAAGTCTGAACTTGACCTGTCTTTTGCAAAGATTGAGCGTATCATTCTTGAATCAATTGCTGCATCTGATGACCGTGTAGCTGTGCACCAAGCACTGCTTCACCTTGTCGTTGCAGGTAACGCTCTAGTCTTTATGAGCAAGCATGGTCTTAAAGTCTATCCTTTGAACCGCTACGTTGTTGATCGGGATGGCAACGGTCAAGTAGTTGAAATAATCACAAAAGAACGAATTTCAAAACAAATCCTTAAACAGCAACTGCCTTCAGATTTCTTCAAAGACACTCCAGGTGTCACTGAAGAAGGATCTTATAACGACGACATTGATGTCTACACATGTGTCAAGCGAGACAACAATCGTTTTGTTTGGCATCAAGAAGTAGAAGGAAAAGTCATCAAAGGATCACAAGGTAAAGCGCCTGTCGATAACACTCCTTGGATTCCACTTCGTTTCAATACTGTCGATGGTGAAAGTTATGGACGTGGGCGAGTGGGTCAGTTTATTGGTGACCTCAAATCTTTGGAAGGTCTTTCTCAAGCATTGGTTGAAGGGAGTGCAGCAGCTGCAAAAGTTGTTTTCACTGTCAGCCCTTCATCTACTACTAAACCTAGTACACTTGCTGCTGCAGGTAACGGTGCAATTATTCAAGGCCGACCTGATGATGTGGGTGTAATTCAAGTTGGTAAAACTGCAGATTTCCGTACTGCATTTGAGATGGCACAGACACTTGAACGTAGGCTTAGTGAAGCATTCCTTATCCTGAATGTCAGGCAAAGTGAACGCACTACAGCTGAAGAAGTGCGGATGACGCAAATGGAATTGGAGCAACAATTGGGCGGGCTATTCTCCCTTCTGACTGTTGACTTTTTGGTTCCATATCTTAATCGCAAACTTAGCGAAGCTCAAAAGAAAGGAGAGATTCCACGCATCCCGAAAAACATTGTCAAACCTACCATTGTGGCAGGTGTCAATGCATTGGGTCGTGGTCAAGATCGTGAAAGCCTTGGCTCCTTCCTTACAACTCTGGCACAAACTATTGGCCCTGAGTCCATTGCACAATTCATTAATACTGATGAAGTAATCAAGCGCCTAGCTGCTGCACAAGGTATTGACGTTCTTAATCTTGTTCGTTCTATGCAACAAGTTCAAGAGGAACGCATGGCTATGCAACAACAGCAAATGAATCTTGAACAACAAAAGATTAATGTTGATGCAATGAAAACTCCGATGATGGATCCATCTAAGAATCCTGAACTTTCCGACAACCCCCAAGAAGTAACCACCTAAAACAACATGGCTGAAGTAATGTCTTTTATCCCGGAAGAAAATGCACCGGGAGAACTTAATGCAGATGAACAAGAATCTCTTGCTGTAGGCGAAGAGCTTCAAGCACAGCATGAAGGAATGCTAGCTGGTAAGTATAAGAACGCACAGGACCTTGAAGCTGCATACTTAGAACTCCAAAAGAAACTTGGTTCTGAAGGTGAGTCTGAAGTTGAATACGAAGACACTGAAGAAGAAGCAGAGCAAGCTAATGAAGTTAGCAATGATCTCTACGAACGTCTTTGGGAAAGTTCACAGAATGAAGAGTTCAGTGACGAACTGCTGAACGAAATCAGCGAAGCAGATCCTGCAGACCTTGCAGAGATGTATTTGGACTACCGCCGCCAGGTGGAAGAAAACGCTGGCCCACAGATGACTCAAGAAGATGCTGATGCATTGAAAGAATTTGCCGGAGGTGAAGAACAGTACGGTGAACTTTTGAGTTGGGCCAAACAAAATTTCTCTGAACAAGAGATTGATATGTATGACGCCGTTATGGAAAGCGGTAATCCCCAAGCTGCATTCTTTGCTATTCAAGCACTCGCACTCCGTTATCAAGATTCTATGGGCTACGAAGGTAATCTAATTCAAGGTAAAGCTTCTGATGATTCCAACAAAGGATTCCGCAGTCAAGCTGAACTTGTACAAGCAATGAGTGATCCTCGTTACGAAAACGACACTGCATATAGGGAAGACGTTATGCGCAAACTTGCAAACTCTGACATCAATTTTTAACTATGCCTCAAGGTAAAGGAACTTACGGTACCAAAAAAGGTCGTCCCCCTAAAAAAGGGTGCAAAAAATAATGGCTAAACCTGGACTCTATGCAAACATCCACGCCAAGCGTAAGCGCATTGCTGCTGGCAGTGGAGAGAAGATGCGAAAGCCTGGGGCTAAAGGCGCACCCACGGCTGCAAACTTTAAACGCGCCGCTAAAACTGCAAAACGAAATCTTAAAATCCGCAACTCATGAAATTTATTGGAATCCTTCCCGCAGCTTTGATCGCTGCTGCTCCTGTGTACGCCGGTCCTTATGCCGTCATCGAAAACAACGCAGGCTTCACTGGTTCTGACTTCACTGGTCACACGACTGACTTCCATGTCGGTTACGAAGAAAGTGGTCCCTGGGCATCTTGGGGTGTCCAAGCTGGTCCGACTGTTTTTTCTCCTGATGGCGATGTAGCTGATACCAAACTGACTGGCAAAGTCTTTGGCTCTCTGGTTGTTACTGACAAGGTTTCTGTTTACGGTGAGCTGTCTGCTGCCTTCGATGAGACCAACTCTTATGGAACTAAGGCTGGCGTGAAGTACAGCTTCTGATAACTATTTGAGGAGGGTGGGAGGTTATCTTTTAAATATTTAACATGACTCAATCTATTCTTACGCAACGTAGGGATACCTGGGAAGAGTTTTGTTCCTGGGTAACCTCTACCAATAACCGTCTTTATGTTGGGTGGTTTGGCGTGCTCATGATTCCATGCTTGCTCGCAGCCACTACTTGTTTTATCCTTGCATTTATTGCAGCACCCCCTGTTGACATTGATGGAATCCGTGAACCCGTCGCAGGCTCCCTGCTCTACGGAAACAACATTATCTCCGGTGCCGTCGTGCCTAGCAGTAACGCGATCGGACTACATTTGTATCCGATCTGGGAAGCCGTTAGCCTTGAAGAATGGCTGTACAACGGCGGACCCTATCAGCTTGTCGTGTTCCACTTCCTTATCGGTATCTTCTCTTACCTGGGACGCGAATGGGAACTTTCGTACCGACTTGGGATGAGGCCCTGGATCTTTGTTGCATACTCTGCTCCTGTTGCTGCAGCGTCAGCTGTCTTCCTTGTCTATCCATTTGGCCAAGGTTCGTTCAGTGATGGTATGCCCCTGGGCATCTCTGGCACCTTTAATTTCATGTTGGTGTTCCAGGCTGAACACAATATTCTTATGCACCCTTTCCATATGTTGGGAGTTGCTGGTGTTTTCGGTGGTGCCTTGTTTAGTGCTATGCACGGTTCTTTGGTCACGTCGTCACTTGTACGTGAAACGACTGAATCGGAGTCGCAGAATTATGGTTACAAATTTGGTCAAGAAGAAGAGACTTACAACATCGTTGCTGCTCACGGCTATTTTGGCAGGCTTATCTTTCAATACGCCAGTTTCAATAATAGCCGTAGCCTTCATTTCTTTCTTGCTGCTTGGCCTGTTGCGGGTATTTGGCTTACGTCGCTAGGTGTTAGCACCATGGCGTTTAATCTGAATGGCTTCAACTTCAATCAATCTATTGTTGCAAATAGCGGTCAAGTGATCAATACTTGGGCCGACATTCTGAACCGAGCAAACCTTGGTTTCGAAGTAATGCACGAAAGAAATGCTCACAACTTCCCTCTGGACCTTGCCGCCGCATCGTCGGTGGAAGTAGCTCTGAGCGCACCTTCTATTGGATAAGTAAAATGATATACTTAACGCCGTACGTTCATCCCAACCGGGACGCATGTCGCCTGACCATGGAACGGGGGTCAGGTACTTCGGAGTTATCATGTCTGGTATTGAACTTTCAGCACGCATTCGTGAACAGCAGGTTGCAGAACGTGCAGCCAAACTGAAGTATCGCGGCGTTACTTATTACCAAAAAGATATTTATGGCACAACAATCTTCCAAAATGCGGGCAAACGTTACGAAGTCCGTTCCTGAAAAAGGATCTAAAGTCTTCAAACGTTGTGGCTTTTGCGGTGACAAAAAAGCACAATGCCGCAAACAAAAGAAGTGTCTTAAAGGCCTTCTGTAATAGCTTGGGAGGCACCTCAGCGTCGGACCTCCCTTGCATTGGTTAGAGCCGGTACGCCGATACCTCTAGCCGTCTAGACGGTGGGATAGACCACAAATATTACAACTGAATAACTCTGAACGTTCAGAGAGTCTATACCTTTATTAACTCTCTATTTTAAAAATGGCACAACAATCTTCTGCTGTGACCACTAGCCTTACACGGCCTGGTCAATCTAACTCTGCGGGTGACGCCCGCGAGCTTTACCTGAAGCTTTTTTCGGGTGAAATGTTCAAAGGCTTCCAGCACAATGCAATCGCTCGCGATCTTGTGATGAAGCGTACGCTGAAGAATGGCAAGTCCCTTCAGTTCATCTACACCGGTCACACCAAGGCTGAGTTCCATACTCCTGGCAACGCAATTCTTGGTAACACCGATGGCGCACCTCCGGTGGCTGAGAAGATTATCACCGTCGATGATCTTCTCATCTCCAGTGCATTCCTTTATGATTTGGATGAGACTCTGGCGCACTACGATCTGCGCTCTGAGATCTCCCGTAAAATCGGATATGCTCTTGCTCAGAAATACGATCGTCTGATCTTCCGTGCTATCACCCGTGGTGCACGTTCAGCTTCTCCGATCAACAAAACTAATTTCATTGAGCCCGGCGGTACTCAGATCCGTGTGGGTGACGCTGCGACCCCTTCAGCTGCTGAAGCCTATCAGTCAGATAAGCTTGTGGAAGCATTCTATGATGCAGCAGCAGCCCTCGACGAGAAGGGCGTCAGCCAGGATGGACGTGTGGGTGTTCTGAACCCCCGTCAGTATCACAAGCTGATCCAAGAAGTCGGTTCTAACGGACTGATCAACCGCGACGAGCAAGGCACTGCCCTGCAAAGCGGTAACGGCATCATCGAGATTGCCGGTATCAAGATCTACAAGTCCATGAACATTCCGTTCTTCTCCCAGTACGGCACCAAGTACGGTGCTACTGCTAGCGCCACTAACCCCGGTATCGCCAATCCTGGTAACACCGGTTCGTTCGTGTCTGAGGATCTGGAAGACGCTGCTAACGATGTCACCGGCATCAACAATGAGTACGGTGAAGAAACCGAATTCGCTAACAGCTGTGGTCTCATCTTCCAGCGTGAAGGCGCTGGTGTCGTCGAAGCTATCGGTCCCCAGGTGCAAGTCACCAGTGGCGATGTCTCCGTCGTGTATCAAGGTGATGTGATTCTGGGCCGCCTGGCTATGGGTGCTGACTTCCTGAACCCCGCTGCTTGCGTGGAACTGTTTGCTGGTACCGCTACCAAGCCTGCCGCATTCTGATTATTTGTACTTTTATACGGGGAGTCTTCGGGCTCCCTTTTTTTACTTATATGGCTTTTCCTACCACTAATTCGCAGCAAGAGCTGCCTGCTGTCAACCAAATTCTGCAGTCATGTGGTCAAGCGCCTGTGACTACCCTAGATCAAACCAACCCGGACGTTGCGATTGCTTACCAGACTTTACTCGAAGTCTCCAGGGAAGTACAGGCAGAGGGATGGTCCTTCAATAAAGAGTATCATTACAAAATGAATCGGGATACGAACAATGAGATTCTGATCCCAAACAACGTTTTGCAAATTGACACTTCAGATGAAGCTGCAAATGTTGAGCTAGATGTGATCCGTCGCAACGGTAAACTCTACGATAAAGCAAGTCACAAATACACTTTTGATAGAGACATTAACTGCGACATTGTATGGCTGTTTGATTGGGTAGACATTCCCAGACCTATTGCAGACTTCATCACTGCACGAGCTGCTTCAGTTACATCTAGTCGGATTGTTGGAGACACCTCCCAATATCAAATTCTTCAACAAAAGGAAGCATTCACCAGAGCTATGGCTATGGAGTATGAATGCAATCAAGGTGACTATACGTACTTCGGACATTCTGGAGAAACTAATCGTTACCAAAGCTACAAACCTTACAACGCTCTTTATCGATAAATGGCATCAGTTACTCAGCGGATCGGAAGCTACCTAGGTGGCGTATCCAAACAATCAGATGATAAAATGCTGCCAGGTCAGGTCCGTGAGTGCTACAACGGATACCCGGATGCTACATATGGATTGACTAAGCGGCCTGGATTTGAACACATTGTCAATCTAGGGACAGGTACTACTTACAATGATGGTAAATGGTTTTACATCAAACGTGATGATGACGAAGAATATGTAGGTGTCATCAAAGGTACTAACATTGACATTTGGAATGCTACTAGCGGTACTGCAGCTACTGTCCTGTTCCCTAATGGCACTGGTTACTTAAGTGGCAGTAAAGATGACTACAAACTTGTCACCATCCAAGACACTACTATTGTTGTCAACGGAAGCAAAACGGTTACTGCAGATACAGCTGTAACTGATTCTAATTACGATGAGCATCGCCAAGCTTCAATCATTCTGCACTCAGTACTGCCCCAAGAAACTTACAAAGTAGAAATCACTGTCAACGGGGTTACTAGAACTGCACAGTATACTACCTCATCTTCAACAAGTGCGGATAACATTCTTGATGACCTGAAGTTTGACATCGAATCTTTTACCGGTGATCACGCTGGTATCACTGTCACGAAATACGCCAACGAACTGGAGCTAGTACACACAGCTGACATGGACATCCATGCAGAAGGTGGTATTAACAACCTTGCGTTGACTGTTGTTGAAGGGATTGTATCTGACATTGGTGACCTACCCGTACAGTCTCGACATGGTCGCATTGTAAAGGTTGTACTTACTGGTAATAATGATTCTGATTATTGGGTCAAGTTTGTAGCTCACGATGGTGTTGGTGGTGAAGGTTATTGGGAAGAGACTATCAATCCTACAGTGTCGCTTGGTTTGGATAACTCCACCATGCCCCACGAGCTGGTCAACACTACTTTGAACACATTTGTGTTTAAACAAATTGACTACGTTGACAGGAAAGTAGGTGATCTTGAAACCAACTCTAATCCTAGTTTTGTAGACCAAGAAATTAAAGGAGTTTTTTTCCATAACAACCGTCTTGGCTTTATCAGTCAGGACAACGTTATTATGAGTCGCTCTGGTGACCCTTATAATTTCTTCTTCACAACCGCACAGACTGTTGTTGATAATGATCCTATTGACATCAGTTGTTCGTCTATTCGTCCTACATCTTTAAACTCTGTACTTCCTACAGCTCAGGGTGTAGTGCTGTTTTCAGCTAACGAACAGTTTATCATGTTCTCTGATACTGGTGTACTGACTCCAAGTCTGACAACGATTCGTACGTTGTCTAACTACCAAATGGATCCACTGATTGAACCTGTGGATGTAGGTACTAACATAAACTTTATTAGTAAGACTCCTGGATACTCTCGTGTGTTCAGTATGGTTACACGTGGTCAACAGGAGAACCCACAGATTCTAGACATCTCCAGGGTAACAAAAGAATGGATCTCACCAGATGTAGATTCTGTCATTTCAAGTCCTCAAAACTCAATGATTGCTATTAGCAGTCAGAGTCTAAACGAAGTGTTTCTATTCCGTTATTACAATGACGGTGAGAAGAACCTTATGGAGTCTTGGGTTAGTTGGTTGATGCCTGGTACGGTTCAATTCCTAACCACCAACTCTGACGACATGTATGCTGTAACTAAGCAAGGTAATCAATTTACTTTACTTAAAGCAGCGTTGAGCCAAAGCCCAGAGCAGGCTATTATCGTCAACAACAAGGGAGAAAAGGTTAATCCTTGTATCGATTTATACAAAAACATCCCGACAGCTAACGTTGTTTACGACGCTACTAACAAGCGTACTAAATGCTACATCCCTTATAACGATGTAAGCACTCTTACACCTATCATTGTACTTAAAGGTGATACAAGCGGTGGAGACTTTGTGGAGTCCGGTTTTACCTTGACCCCTGAACGTGGGTCAGATACCAACGGTCCTAACTCACCTGCTACTGAAACCTTTTTCATTATCCCTAACAAAAACCTTACTGCTAGCGGAGAGAAGGCGCTTAACGTTGCTGATGATGTCATTGTTGGGTTTAAATATAACTTTGATGTAGAACTACCACGTACCTATTTCAGACCTGATAGAGGTGTTACAGACTTCACCGCAAACCTAACTATTGCACGTATGAAGTTTGCAGTTGGTTTGTCAGGTATGATGAGTTTTAAACTACAGCAAACGGGGCGCAACCCATATAGTGTTGAATTTACTGGTGATGGTTCTACCACTTCCTTTACTTACAACATTAGAGATTTGGATTTTGTGGATAGGTCAGACGTGAAGGTGAGTGTGAATGGTGTACCAAAAACTGACTTTTTCTTTGTTAATGATACAACTATTCAGTTCACTACAGCGCCTGCTGATAAAGCTGTTATCAAATTCTACATTGACGAATGGTTTAGCGTTCAACCAGTGACAGAAGCTAGTACATATTTGGCTAACGACGTACCTCTAAATAACCAGACTGTATTCACTGTACCTATCCATCAACGTACTGAAAACTTTAGACTTAAAATGTTTAACAACTCACCATTTCCTATCGCTGTCAATGCAATGATGTGGGAAGGTCAATATACACCGCGATTCTATAGGAGGGCTTAATGTCATTTTTTCAAGACCTGTTTACTGGAGGTGCTTATAGCCGAAATAAACAAGCTGAAAAACAGGCTGACGCAGCTAACGAAGCTAACGAAGAAGCAAGAGAATTTGCTGAAGAAGAAGCTAAACGTCGTTATGAATACGACAAAGAAGGTCTACAAATTCTTAAGAAAAATACTGAAGACAATTTACGCTTCCAAGAAGCGGAACGTAACCAACAGTATTCTTTTGGCATGGGTATCCGTGCCTTTAATTTCCACCGAGAAAATTTAGCGTTTGCACAAAGCAAGGCTACACGAGATGCCAACCTAGCCTTTAATGACATTGCAGCTGGTTTTGCTGGACTTCAGCAAGACCGGTTTTTGATGGAGCAGCAGGTTGAACTGGAGCTTGATGAAAAGCAAACAATGCTGAACTACGCGGTAGCTTCACATGGTCTTCAGCTCAAGAAACAAAGGACTAAATCTGCTGCAGCTGAACAGATGCGGAAAACTGGTATCACAGGTCTCAAAGCTAAAGGTCAAGCTTTAGCCCGTGGTCAAGCTGGCCGCTCTGCTGGTAAAACTATCCAGGGCATTATGGCTGAAGTTGATGCAGCTGAAAATGATTTGATCAATACTTTGATGTCTGACACTGCTCAAATTGACCTTGATTTGCTTGTCGCGAGTCAGCAAAACCTTATGGATAAGTTGGCGTTTGATCTTCGTGAAAACAATTTGGTCGCCGCTGATAGTCTTACACGGACTCAAATCAAAATGCAGCGTGTTCAAGCTGACCTGCAAGCTGAAGCAAACATGATGCTTAAGCCTGAGCTTGCACCCCCGCTGCCTAAGCCTATCGCACTTCCACGTCCTGAATTCCAAGAAATCTACGAACCTAGAGTTGGTCCTGGTGCTGCAACCGTCATTCCACAAAGAGAAAGTCTCGTTATGGCTGGTCTTAACACCGCTATTGGTGCTGCTAAATTTGTTGGAGCTGGTACTAGCGGATTTACTCAAGCGTTCAATCTCGGCAAAGCTTTCGGATTTAGTTAAACTATGTCTAAATATAAATCCTATGCAAATCAGGGTAGCTTCGGTGCTTTCCAAATCCAAGCCCCTGATGAAACTAAAAAAATTAAAGAAGAAACTCAGCGCAAACGTGCTGGGATGGAAGATGCTGAAAAGTTCCGACGTGAAAACCAGCGCATCTATTTAGAAGCACAGAAGTTTGTTCAAGGCTTAGAGTCGGCTAACCGTGAGCAAAACTACAATTCAGAAACTGCTAACCGTAAAGCGCTTCAAGACGCACTTCAGCGTGACTACGACACTGAAATTAAAAGCCTTGAAGCTCAAGGAGCTAACAGACAACGTACTCTTCAATCTCTAACTGAGTTTTCTGATAGTGCACTCAAGCTTTATGGTGACATCGAAGCCAATCAAGAACGTCAAAAACGTTTGGCTGCAATGGACATCTTAGCACGTACAGGTGCTACTTATGATGATGTGCTTGCATTCCAAAAACTTGATGACAACTTGACTCGACAAGAGTTTGCAGCCCAGGATTCTATTCAAAGTATATTTGGACCTGAAGCTGATTCTAAGTTGATTGACGGTTTCTATGAAGTCTACAAAAATAGAAATACTAAGCGTTGGTTTGAGCACCAACAGCTTCTTCAAAATACTGCGAATGGCTTCCCTGAGTTTATTGAGCAAGCAATTGTTGAACAACAACAAACTGGACAACCCTTAGAAGACGTTGATGCATTTCTTACGAAAGCTAGGCGTGATTTTATGGAAGCTGCCTATGTAGATGACAGGGTTCGTCCTGAAGTGCTGCAAGGTGCTGGTGTCTATACACAGCTTCAAAAGACAATGAATGCTTACAGGACTAAGCTGCTCACTGAAAAACGCCAAG